TAGCAATAGCGAAATGTCCCTCATTTTTTACAGTAACATAGTTACCTTTTTTACTTGTCTGAAATCCTTTGACTAGCGTAAACACTTCATCAACTACAGGTTGATTACGATAAGAACCTGAGAGAATACGAATTGTTGACATAGCTAAATTCCTTTATTAACTGAACAAGATAGTATTATACACCCAATACCATTTAATGTCAATAGTTTGTAAACCCTAGATTGTACATAGCACTACGAAAGGGCTCTGGGCTTTTGGGGTCGGCCCACATATAAACATCGTTACGAACTTCCTCGGAAGTTTTGAATTCAAACAATTTGTAAATTTCATAGTTTGTGGACACTTCACATTGCTGAATGAATTGTGCGAGAGTAGTAATCATTTTGATTCCTTTATTAACTGAACAAGATTGTATTATACACCCAATACCATTTATTGTCAAGTATTGGGTGTATATAGATTTTAGTTTGCTTTTGCAAAGCCGCAAAACATTTCAAGATCGTACCAAGCAATTGGCTTATTTTTACGCTCAAGCACAATCACTGGGTATGCATCATCATTAGAATTGTCACGCATTGAATCAACATCCCATTTGACAATGTTTTTAAATAAGTCAAATGCTTTTTCTTCATCGTGGCCCAGTTCAACTTCATCAAACTGAACATTAAAACGATTAGAATTTACAAACTCATCAACATCATAAGACATATAAGGCCCTTTCAAGTGATTAAGAGTGTATTATATACCCGAAACCATTTAATGTCAACTGTTTAGCAACTGAGTTCAAACAAAACTGCATCACCATGACGATTAACAACATGGACTTTTTTACCATTGACCATGATGTAGCCATAGCAGCCGTCTGAATAAACTTGATACGGATCAGACTCAATCGTTACATTCCGAACGATTTCGCAAAAACCCCAACGCTTTGTGGGCAACTTACCTTGGAACAATCTCATGTTCTCAATGCCAGTAATCAGGATTTTTGCTTTCATAATCTACTCCATTCGTTGACTGCTTAAGAGTATATTATATACCCAAAACCATTTGTTGTCAAGCCTTGAGGATATTGACAATACGCTGATGGATCATGTCCATTTCAGACTGCTCAACATAGAAATCCGTAGTAGGATCGTAGTAGGCACCTTCTATGTTGTCATAATACAACACCCGACCGGTGAAATTAAAGGGACCTTCTAGACCTTTACGCGGACCATATTTGGTACGCATTTCATCCATCTGATACTTGTCTGCGACAACTTTGTAACCCATAATCAGCTCCTGTTTGTTGACTGTCTAAGTATATATTATATACCCAAAATCATTTAATGTCAAGCCTGATAGCAAGTGCCTCAATCTGTGAGGAGTAATACACTTGCAAAGATTAATGTTTTTATTTTTTAAGCAAACTCATTATGATTGTTTGACCAATTTGTGATTCAACATTGCGGACACTTTGCGAACATTGTGCCCAGGTAGCAAAGTCACCCTTGTCGTGAAAACCTTGGCACATGGGTACCATGTAACCATAGTTTGGTCGTTGAATGCCTGAAGCACACCCCGTGAGTAGTACAGTTATTAGCAAAATAATATATTTCATTTGCTTGTTCTAATTTATTGTCAGCCTCAAGCAGCCTTACGAAAATAATGATAGGGCAGGCCCAAATCATAGCACAGATATTCCCAATCGCCATTAGCGTTGCTAGCATCCATGATCCAACGCAATGCAGTCTCGCGGTCACGGGCACCCATGCAAATAGTGTTGGTTACATGCTGCTCAAATTTCCTAGCCGCATCCTGTTCATCTGCCTGACGTTGACGGCAGTTGAGTTCTGCAATGAGGTACAGTTCCTCAAATTCCTTGTTAAAGTCTGCCTCAGTCCAGCTGGACGTATCAATGCCGCGTGGGCGAATACCGTGTGCGTCCTTGTACATATCCCAGTACTGGGAAGCCATTTGCTCTAAAGTGCTCATTTCTTCCCAAGTAGTGAATTCAGACATATTTGCTCCGTTAATCAATCTAAGACTCTATTATATACCCAAAACCATTTAATGTCAAGTTTTGGGCATCACGTATTCAAACAAAATCCACTTTGCACGATTTAGGCATTGACGGGCATCCTCAGCCCGATTGAAATCAACATCACCGTACTCGGGATTAATCATTTCTTGGGCGTCACTCATGAGGCTAGCAGCTATCATAGCAGGATCGGAGTATTTGAAGGTGAAACTAGATTCCACAGACTCACGCATGCCTGCTTCGGTCACACCATACATGCGGACTTCACGCTTTTGTTTCTCGGTCAGACGATCATACACGGTTGCAGTCATAAAAAGCTCCTTTAGTTAACTATCTATAAAGAGTATTATATACCCAAAACCATTTAATGTCAAGTTTTGGTAAAGTCAATTTCCCAATCTTTTATCTGATAGTAGTTAATGCCATCGTGTTCGCTGTATCTATAAGCACCTAAGATTGGGATAGTTTCTTGCTTAAAAAAGTGTTCCCAAAGATGATTCAATTTGTTTTCAAATGGGATTTCAATTCTATATCCTCTATCGTTTTCATCTTTTAACCAATACTCTAAGAATTTCTTTGTTTTCAAATTGATAAAGAATTTTCTAACAGGCTTTAAAGTTTTTGTGCCTCTCCATAACTTAGACGTATCTTCAAAATGTTTATTAAAATCTCTAAACATTTCATCATGTTGGATATCGTTGTCATAAAACTCAGGCAATCGATAAATCAATGGCATCAGTTCCTCTTTAACTACTTTACAATCACCGTGAATAAATGTATTCAAATCTTTTCTAAAGCTAGATAGATTTTGACCACGCAAAGTAATCATCACAATTTTCTTACTGAAATAGTCACGGATAACATTTGCTCTATCTCTATCTTCCTGATTAATTACGCCGAACAAAATATTATCAGTAAGTGTGGTTGGTCGTTCAATAGTATTGATACCTAATAGTCGCAATCTATGCCAAGTAACACTTAATGCTAAAATATCCTCTGTAGTTTCAACCACTTCGTATTTTTTTACATTACCATTACTATCCCACGTTACAGAATTATTCATATTACCTGTAATACTCAATCCTGTAATAGTATTACTTCCTGTAATAGTAAGTGATGGATGGCGTGGGCCCAATGTTGTGATTGTATTGCGACTCATGTTAGCCCCAGTAATTGATAGAGATTTTAATGCGCTATGTTGCGCCGCGAGTTGTTTTGCGTTGTTTGAATTAACCAATTGTAATATCCTCCATACCAGCTGCCCTTAAGCGAACAATGTGACCTAACATAAAATTCTTTGACTCTAATGCCTTCATGATTCCAAGAAATTGATTTCTAAGATAAGCTACTTCGTTAATCAACACTTCCATGTCAATCACTTCATCTTCACCTTCAGCATACTTTTCAGCATCACGGCTTGTCAATGCTCTATTATACGCTTCTAAATATTTTTGAAAATGTTTTCGGCGAATCTTCTTTAATTGAATATTCAAGAAATTTAATACCGCTTCTACTTCTTGTAGCTGATTGAATCTGTGTTCAGTAACACCGGGAATAGCAGCAATGTTCTTTTCAACATTTCCGTATACCTTTACTTCTTTTTTTGCATTTTCTAACTCAGCTTCAAAGTATTGAAGAAAATTAGGTATCTCACCTAAAGTTACCGTTATGCGTGTGTACCAATTCATTTAGTCCCATTCGTCTAAGTCTTCTTCATCAAAATCTTCGTTCTCATCTTCTTGGAAGTGTTCTTCAGCGTAACCTTTTAATGCTTTGGTAATATCTTTGTCCTTGAAGGCATCTTTGATATCTTCTATCTCAAAATTATTATCAATTAAAAAATTGACAAGTGTATATGCCGCATCATTACGTTCACTCAAATCAATGTGTTCACGCAATGCATCCCAAACTTCTGATATAATGTCTAAACTCATTCTGTAACTTCCTCCTGAGGTGTTACATTACTTATCACTTTTTTAGTTTTTCCAACGTATTCTAACATGACTTTATCTAGGATACCGTCTTTGTTTGCTTCCCATCCCTTGCGAAATGATTTAAGAATTTCACCATCTTCAGTAGTATATACTAAACTGTTACCTTCTTTTTTCAATGCACCAGACTTCTCAAACATATCAGTCAATCCACTATAAGGACTCATACCTGTTTCGTATGGAATCTTAACTTGAATACTTTCAAAAGGTTTTGCATAGCGAGTTTTCATAATCTTACAAGCAGCACGAATACCCATTACATCAGAAATCTTGTTACCATCTTCATCCTCTTTGAGTTTGAGTTTTTTCATAGCAACAACAATTGAACTTGCATAAACAAATCCTTGCCCACCAGAGATTTTATCATCTGGATCAAACATATCTTGACTTGCATATGTATGATTAGTAGCAACCAATCCTACATTATGACTACCAAACATATTAACGCAATTACGAACAAGTGCAGTCAGTGCTTTAGGCTTACGACCCATGTCACCTTTCATGTCACCTGCTTCAAACTGATTAACGTCAGTTGGAGTCAATAGCATACCAAGACTGTCAATAATAAACAATACTTTTGGTTTGTCTGTTTCTGGTAGTGCTTTATATGACTTCATAAATTCTGATATAGTTTTACCCACATCATCAATCATAGCCATGTTAAGTTTAAGCAATTTAGATTCATTTGTATCCACACCTAATGCGTGTAGCCATTTTTCATCTAATGCGTTTTCGCTATCAATTAAGACAACGTAAATTCCCTGTTGTTGTGCGTGTCTAACGAGGTTTCCGGAGCAGATGAAACTTTTTCCTGATCCAGATTCTCCGGCAAAGACAGTAACTTTACCAAGAGGTACGCCTTTATTAAAATCACCACTAATGAGA